TGATGATTGTTCATGGTCAGTTAAAGAAGCTATTGATGAAGTGTGGGATATAATAGATGAAATAAAAACAGAGGAGCAAGACTAATGGACTGGCAAATAATATTAATACTTATACCTATAGCAATATGTCTTTATGCAGTTGCATTAATTATCAAGGATAAAGATGATGAATAAACCAAAGTATATAGAAGCTAGATACAGTGCGTTCCTAACATGGGATTTAGAAGAACTAGGTATTGATTGGGATAAGGTAGAAGATTGGGACTTGTTAAGAGCAGACTTAGAGATAACATTTAAAGATGGAACTAAAAAGACTTATGAAAACTGGCAAGACTTAGACATAGATTACAAACATAACTTTGAAGAAGTCCTTGTACTTAACGAGGACTGGAACAAGGTGGAGGGATTGAACTGATGAATAAACATAAAGAATTTTATATCTTTACAGAAAGAAACTTAGTAGATGAGAAAGAAAGAGTTTCTTTAAAACAATTAGGATACTATATAAAAAGCGGAGAATCATATCATTCTCCTAAAAGATTTTCCATAACAGAATTAAAATATTTTATTTTGGAATTAATAAACTCGTCTGTTAATCAAGACATGACAATAAAAGAAGTAAGAGAAATGATAAATGAATACGAAAGTCTTTATGATATTTATAATTATGTGTCTGATTATCCTGAGGCAGGAGGAGATGTTTATTTATCTGATGGTATTTATTTAAGAGCAGATGGCTCGTCTTATGATGAAAGGAGATAACATGAGTAATCAACACAACGAACAAGCATTAGAAGATTTACATGCGGAGATAATAGAAAAAGACTCCAAAGGTTTATTAGATGATGAAGTAAATAGCCTAGCGAAACATTATAATCTAGATGCTGATGACGATAGAGATGAAATATTGCAGTTCATAACTGAGAATATATTTTATAACCATCAAGAAGATATCGATAGTATGTATAAAGATGTACCTATACACCTAAGACATCTAAACAAAGAGAAACTAAATACTCTGTTTAATATTTTTTCTGGGAGATTATAATGGAAGTTGAATTTAAAAAACTAAACAAAGACCAATACAGGAACTTTGAAAGCTGGGTAAGAGATAACAACGGAGAGCTGTACGAGAACAAAGTAACCTATGAAGTTAGGTGGGGGAAAGATGAGTTCTTTTATGTAAGACTAGGAGATGAAAGTTTTATAACTTTAAATGATATTTTACTTGCAATTTCTAATTAAGCATGTATACTACAATAACTTAACACATAATTATAGGAGTTTTTATGTCTAAACTAATAGAAAAAACCGATGAAGGTAAGATTAAATACTATACAATTGATGGTAAATTAATCTATCCTTCTATCAACAACCCGAACTTTAAGTTCAACCCTGACGGAGTATGGGAAACTTTTTTAATACCAGATAATCCAGAAGACTTAGAGATGGCTAAGAAGATGGGAGTCAGAACAAAAGGCTGGGAAGATAAAGAAATACCAGAAAGTATTTACTTTAAAAGATTCACAAAGAATAAGAACGGAGCAGATAATAAGGCAGTCATTATAAAGAATGCTGAAGGAGAACCGTTTGAGTTTAATGATGAAAGCGGTAGAGAGATTACTATAGGTAATCAAACACAAGCTAAGATAATGTTTCATTACTGGCACCATGAAAATAAGTGGGGTGAATATGACTACTATATTTTAGATGGTGTTAAAGTACTTGACTTGAAAGAAAGACAAGACTCTAGTGCTACTGTTGATGACGATTTAGACTTTTAATTCAGGAGTAAACATGATAATAACTATCAGAAATAAAGACAACACTGAAACAATCTACGATGTTTCAAAAGTTGTAGATGAAAGTAAAAGAGCAGATGCTCAACTGCGTATCAGTAAAATAGGTACATTAAATGTAGTAGTCGAAGCTTTAAACTTTGCCTTTCAAGGGCATCAGAATAGTCTCGAAGCTTTGCTTGGAGAATGTCCAGAAGCAATAGTAGAACAAGAAGAACAAACTGTTGAAGAGTCAGAGGGCGACTCAGAATAGTATTTATTTAGGATTGTTTAGGGGTTGCAAAGTCCCTCCTTGCACTTGGTATTATCCTTAAACAATCCGATTCAGTCAAGGAGAATATATGGCTTTTGTCAAATTGCATTTACCCTGCGATGCCTGTGGTAGTAAAGATGCATTATCCGTAAATGAAAACGGCTCATCTAAGTGTTTCAGTTGCGGTGATTTTATTAAAAATTATAACAAGGAGGATAGCTCAATGGAGTTAGTCAAAAATAAAAATACAAGTTTAGATAACAAACACGGTGCTATTTACGGTGCCTTAAACGATAGAAAAATATCAAAAGATACAGCTACTAAATACGGAGTCAAGGCTGTATACAACAGCGATGGAGAAGTTGTTCAACACATCTATCCCTTTTATAATAACAACGAGCAGACTGCTTCTAAGATTCGATATGTCAAGGATAAGAATTTTAGTTTCCAAGGTACGTACGAAGGTACTGGATTGTTTGGTGAACAGTTGTTCAAAGGAGGAAAGTATATTACTTTGGTAGAAGGAGAGTGTGATGCAATGGCAGGCTACGAATTGTTTGGTTCTAAGTGGGATGTCGTATCTATAAAGAGAGGTTCTCAAGGGGCTGTAAAAGATGTCAAAGAAAGTTTAGAATTTTTAGAACAATATGAAAAGATTATAATTTGTTTTGATAATGACAAGGCTGGTAAAGAAGCGTCAAAGAAAGTAGCCCAGTTATTTACACCTAGTAAAGCTAAGATAATGACTTTACCTACTGAGTACAAAGACGCTAATGACATGCTCAAAGATAACAAGCATGCTTTATTTGTGAAAGCTTTTTGGGATGCTAAGATATATACCCCAGCAGGAGTTATAAATGTTTCTGATAAGCGAAGTGAGTTTCATAAAAGAGAAAAGAAAAATAGTATACCTTACCCGTGGGCAGGATTGAACGACAAGCTTGTAGGCATGAGAGGAGGAGAGCTTATAACTCTTACAGGAGGCACAGGACTAGGTAAGTCTAGTGTTACACGCGAGTTAGAGCACTGGTTAATAAAACAAACAGAAGATAATGTAGGAGTCATAGCTTTAGAAGAAGATTGGAGAAGAACTATTGACGGTATACTATCTATAGAAGCTAACAACAGATTATACATAGACCATGTTAGAGAGCAGTACTCAGAAGAAGAGTTAGATAATTTCTTTGATATATTATATGACGGAGAAAATAAGAATAGGGTATGGGTACATGCACACTTTGGCACGAATGACATAGACGAAATCTTCTCTAAGATTAGGTTTATGATTATAGGATGCGAGTGTAAGTGGATTGTACTTGACCATCTACACATGCTTGTAGTTGCCTCTGCTGAAGGAGACGAGAGAAGAGCCATAGATAACATAATGGCTAGACTAAGAAGTATTGTAGAAGAAACAGGAGTAGGTATGATATTGGTTTCTCATTTACGTAGAGTTGACGGTAATAAAGGACATGAGAATGGTATAGAAGTTAGTCTCTCACATCTAAGAGGCTCACAAAGTATAGCTCAATTATCAGACTGTGTGATAGCCTTAGAAAGAAATCAACAAGCAGATAGCGAGAGTGAATCTAACACTACTAAAGTTAGGGTATTGAAATCTAGATACACTGGAGATGTAGGCTCCGCAACAAGGTTGCTTTACGATAGAGAAACAGGTAGACTTAATGAGTTAGAAGAAGAAGACAATGAGGAAGCTGTAGATTTTTAATATGGAATTAATGTTTGACATAGAGACTGATGATATAAAAGCTACTAAGATATGGTGTATAGTTTGTCAAGATATTAATACAGATAGAATTTATAAGTTTGACCCTTCTAGTATTAAGGAAGGACTAAAGCTACTAGAATCTGCTGACACTATAATAGGACACAATATAATAGGTTTTGATATACCAGTAATAAAAGATTTAACAGGTGTAGATTTAAACTCAAAAAAAATAATAGATACTTTAGTAATGTCCCGTCTTTACAATCCTGTACGAGACGGAGGACACGGCTTAGAAATGTGGGGCTATCGCTTGAAGTTTCCTAAGATAGACTACAAAGAATTTAAACATTACTCTGAAGAAATGCTCAACTACTGTGTGAATGATGTCAAGTTAAACACTGTGTTATACAGGTATCTATTAAAAGAAGGAAAGGTTTTTGCTCCAGAAAGTTTAGATATAGAACATGAAGTATTTAAAATAATGAAGCAACAAGAAGTTAATGGTTTTAAATTTAACTCTATTGATGCTTCTATTTTCTTAGCTACTTTAAGAGAAAAAATACAAGACATAGAAAAAGAAGTACAGAAAGTTTTTGTACCTAGGCTTGTAGATATAAAAGAAGTAATTCCAAAAACAAAAAAAGACGGGGAGCTATCTAAACAGGGACTCACACAAGAGGAGTATGATAAAATTATTACAACAGGTAATGATAAACCTTTCATGCGTAGAAAATTAGTTGACTTTAATTTAGGTTCACGTAAACAAATTGGAGAATACTTAATTGAATTTGGATGGAAACCTGACAAGTTTACACCAACAGGTCAACCTATTGTAGATGAAGGAGCTCTTTCTAAAATAAAAAACATACCTGAAGCTAAGTTGATAGCTCGGTATTTATTATTACAAAAAAGAATAGCACAAATAAGTAGTTGGTTAGAAGCTGTACAAGACGATGACAGAGTTCATGGTTTTGTGATACCTAACGGAACTATAACAGGAAGAATGACACACAGAAATCCAAACATGGCACAGGTTCCTAGCGTAAGTTCCGAATATGGTACAGAATGTAGGAGTTTCTGGTGTGTAGACGAAGGAAATAAATTGGTTGGTATAGATGCTAGTCAATTAGAATTAAGATTATTAGCACATTACATGAACGATGAGGAGTACATCTATGAAATCACAAAAGGAGACATTCACACATATAACCAAAAACTTGCTGGACTTAAATCAAGAGATGAGGCTAAAGTATTCATCTATGCACTCTGCTACGGGGCAGGAAATGCGAAGCTTGGGAAGATGGTTGGAGGAAATACAAAAAGAGGTGGTCAATTGCGAGAACGTTTTTTTGGTAGTCAACCAGCATTTGCAACTCTTACAGACCAAGTACAACGAGCAACAAAAAAAGGATACTTAAAAGGTTTAGACGGGAGAAAACTTTTTGTTAGGAGTGAGCACTCTGCTTTAAATACTTTAATACAAGGAGCAGGCTCTATAGCTATGAAGAAAGGTTTAGTAATCCTAAACAAAAAATTAAAACTTAATAGCATCGACTATAAATTTGTAGCTAACATACATGATGAATGGCAGATAGAAGTAAAAGAAAGTCAGGCTGATTTTGTAGGTAGGCTGGCTGTAGAAAGTATAATTAAAGCAGGAGATTATTTTAATCTTCGTTGTCCTTTAGACGGCGAATACAAGATAGGAAACAACTGGTATGAAACCCATTAAAGAAGATAGAAAGAAGTTTGACATTGATTTAGAATATGGAGAAATAAGAGAAGATAAAATAAAAGACATGCTAACAGGTAAGAAGATAGAAGTTAAATCAGAGAAGGGTATGTGGATGAAGACAGGAAACATATGTATAGAGTATGAGTCTTGGAGTAAACCATCAGGCATCAGAGCAACGGAATCAGACTACTGGTTTCATAACTTATGTGTAGGAGATAATGAGTTTTGTACTCTTGTATTTAAAACAGACGTACTTAGAACTATCGTTGATGAACTTGATAGTTTTAAAACTGTATGCGGTGGAGACCATAATGCTAGTAGAATGTTCTTAGTTAATCTACAGAAATTGTTTTCTTCAGATGTCATCAAAGCATTTAAGGAGACTGAAGATGAAAAAAAATAAAGAAACACTTGACACATCTACTCAAGATGTATATAATAAACTGTCGGCTAAGAAAATAACAGCCGAGTCTGGTCATTGGTACACCCAAGAGGGAGACCCAATGTACACAGTAATAGGTGCTAACGGTAAGGAAAGAAACACTACCCTTAGAGATGCTAAGAAAGATAATCTAGTACCTTCTGTCACTACTATTCTTAGTATGATAGCTAAACCTTCATTAGAAAATTGGAAAATAAATCAAGCACTTAACTCTGCTTTAACTTTAGAGAAAGACCCTTTAGAATCCAAAGGAGAATTTGCTTATAGATGTAAACAAGACTCTAAAAAAATAGGTCAAGAAGCTGCAAGAAAAGGTACACAGATTCACGCTATGATTGAACGTGGTTTTCTTGGTGAAGAGAAGACAGAAACATATTGTGTTATTAAAAATTATTTAGATGATAAGTTTCCTGATGAAGAATGGATAGCTGAAGCTTCCTTCTGTGCTGATTCAGGGTATGGTGGTAAGATAGATTTATATTCTAAGTCTGGTATCTTTGTTGATTTTAAAACTAAAGATAACTTAGAAGGCAAAGACCCAGCTAAATTAGTATACGATGAACACGGTATGCAGTTGTCTGCTTATGCTCAAGGCTGTGGCTTTAATGATGTAGAAAGAGTATCTATATTTGTAGACAGAAAAGACACAGAGCTTATAGCTTGTCACATTTGGGATAAAGAATCTCAGAACAAACACAGAGAAATGTTTAATAGTATTTTAAATTATTGGAAACTTGTAAAGAATTATGAATCAAAGAAAGTCTAAACAAATAAGACTCAAAGCAAAAGAGATATTAATAGAGTGGTTAGCACAGCATGTACCTGAAGAAGAAATGAAAAAGAGTAATATAACTACTAAGAATATTTTAAAGTATATCCCTCCTGATACACACGTATATGCTAATAGAACTTTATTATTAAGTGCTTGGAGTTATAAATGGTTTATTAAAAAAATTAAAAAATTTAAAAATATAAACAATTTAAAATTAAAAGATATACAGTAGCATGCCTAAAAGAGTACCTAGAAAGATAAGACCAACAGAAAAAAATGTACCCAAAGGTTATGATTCTAAATGGGAACACACCTTACATACTACTATTTTACAAGAGTGGAAACATCATACAAACAAAGTCCCTTACATTGTTGAGCATAAATATGAGCCTGACTTTGTTAAAGTAATAGGAAATAAAGAATATTTACTGGAAGCAAAGGGTAGGTTTTGGGACTATCAAGAGTACAATAAATACGTATGGGTACGTAAAGTTTTAAAACCTAATCAAGAGTTGGTTTTTTTATTCCTAAGTCCTTATGCTCCTATGCCTCAAGCTAAGAGAAGAAAAAACGGAACAAAAAGGAGCCACGCTGAGTGGGCAGAGACAAATAATTTTACATGGTACAGTGAAGATAACTTACCTGATGCATGGAGAAACGATGAAGTATAAGTTTAGTGAAGACCAAACCCTTAAAGAGATTAGTTCTTACATAGATAAAACTTATGATGCTCATTACGGTGACGGTAAGTATCAAGCAACAGACATGATTATAGACGCTGGACACGGTGAGAGTTTTTGTATTGGTAACATTATGAAGTATGCTATGAGATACGGAAAGAAAGATAACAAGAGAGCAGAGATGTTAAAGATAATACACTATGCTATAATAACTATACATTTACAGGACAATCAAGATGATTGAAAACAAGACAGGAAAGAAGCCTTATTTAGGTATAGAAATAAATTATGATAGAGAAAAAACTTTTGATAAGTTTAGTCTTGACACATTACAAGATAGGTATTTATGGGAGAACGAAACACATGCACAAGAAGCATTCGCAAGAGCCTCAGTTTTCGGGGCAACATTTAAAGGTGAAACAGATTTTGAATTGGCTCAGAGACTTTATGAGTACAGTTCCCACAGGTGGTTCATGTTTAGCACTCCTATACTTAGCAACGGGGGAACAACTCGCGGTCTTCCTATTAGTTGTTTTCTTAATTATGTTCCTGACAGTAGGAATGGTTTATCAGCTCATTATGATGAAAACATATGGCTTGCGAGTTCGGGTGGAGGCATCGGTGGATATTGGGGAGACATTAGAAGTAACGGTATTTCTACTACTCACGGCAGTCGTTCTACTGGTTCAATACCTTTCATGCATGTAGTTGATTCTCAGATGTTAGCCTTTAATCAAGGCACTACAAGACGAGGAAGCTACGCGGCTTACATGGACATAAGCCATCCAGAGATTGAAGAGTTTATAAACATGCGTAAAGAATCGGGCGGTGATATTAACAGGAAGAATCTTAATATTCATAACGGTATTAATATTACTAATGCTTTTCTTAAAGCTGTAGAGCTTGATGAAGACTGGAGATTAATTGACCCTAAAACTAACGATGCTGTTAAGATAGTTAATGCTAGAGACTTATGGTGGCAAATAATACATGCTAGAGCAGAAACAGGAGAGCCTTACATGATTAACATTGATACATGTAATGAGGCACTACCACAGAAACAAAAAGATTTAGGTTTAAGAATTAGACAGAGTAACTTATGTTCAGAGATTACGTTACCTACTAACGAAGAAAGAACAGCAGTCTGTTGTTTATCTTCAGTAAACTTAGAACACTTTGATACTTGGTCAAAGGACGATAACTTTATACAAGACTTAATAACAATGCTTGACAATGTTTTACAACACTACATTGACAACGCTATAGATACAACACAACTAGGAGAGTACAGTGCAAACTTTAAAAGATTTCAAAATTATGTTAGAGAGGGTAAAGAAGGATTTACTAAGTCTGCGTATTCGGCATATAGAGAGAGAAGTTTGGGACTGGGTGCTATGGGCTTCCATGCATATCTCCAATCTAGGAACATACCTTTCGAGGGAATATACGCAACTGGTTTTAATCATAAAGCATTCACCTTTATCAAATCTAGAGCCACTCAAGCTACTAAAGAACTTGCTGTCGAAAGGGGTGAAGCTCCTGATATTCATGGTACAAGTAAACGCAATACTAATCTATTGGCTGTTGCTGCCTCCTAATGCTAGTAGTGGAAACCGATTATATGCAGTGCTACTTCCTGCATGTCCAATTTTGTTTATATCGCATCCACGTTGTTCAAGCATTGTATCCATAGCATTATTTCTAATATGGCAACTTTCAAAACTGTCATCTACTAATGTTTTGCCTTTAAATAATTTGAATAAGAAATCTATTTCACTCCAACTTAATGAAGTAAAGTCAAGCCAACTAAGAACAAATACAGTATCTTCATGACCGTAGTCCTGAAGGTGAACTTTTAATTTTTGTGTAGTAGGCGAACTCAGAGTTTGATATTGATCAGTAAAGTAATGCTCGGATACCTACCGGGGCGAGATACATTCCCTCACCTGTAGAGTATATAAATCGATTTATATACTCTAAGCTGGGCGTTGAATTGCTCCGCATTGCGCGCACTAACTGTTTGGGTTCCGCGAGCAACCCGGACCGACTTGGTGCATTGGTACTACATGAGGCCGGCCCTCCTTTCT